AAAATGCAACAATACAGAAAATATAAGAGGAAGCGCAGAGATGCGCTTCTTTTTTTGAAAAATATTTCAAAATAGTATTGACTTTCTTTGCACGTACATATATTATTAAGGCATAAAGATTGCACGTGCAATCAAAAAGAGAGGAAGTGATTATGTGTCTCCATTAAAAAAAGGACAGAAACTTACTGATAATCCTAAAAATGTTAGGCTTGATTTGAGACTTACAAAAGCAGAAGCAGAGGATTTGCAATATTGTGCGGATAAGTTAAAAACAAGCAGAACGGATGTTATCAACATGGGGATTAGAAAAGTGAAAGAAGAAATCAACAAAAAATAAAGCGTTCCAACCCTAGACAAGTTAAACGCTTTATTCAACACAGCCACCAAAAGCGGTTGATACATGGATTATACCGCTTTTTGGAATGGTTGTCAAACAGCAAACGAAAGGAAGGTAAAATCTATGAGAAGCATTGAAGAAATTGTAAGAACGATACTTAATAGTGACGCGCTGATGGAGAAAGTGAATCATGTTGTGGAAATCGAGAGGATGAAGTATAACCGTGGTTGGAGTACCGAAACGGACATTGATAATTTTTCCCCGATTGGTTTTCGCAAAGTGGTAACATCAGCCATGAATTTGCTCGGACTGCCGAACGAATCCGGCGAGGTTGATATTGCCAGTGAAATTCTTAAGGACATTTTCAGAAATGAAATCATAAAAAAGGATGGAACTTATTTGCCGAGCCAAATTGAGCAGTACAGATCGTTGCTTTCTCGGCTCGCAATCGAATGTGATAACGAAAAATTGTTGCGCGGCGTTGTAATATTTATGGCAGATTTGAATGATGAGGACGTAATAGATCACGACGGTATTTACCGCCTTGTAAAGAAAGGCGGTGCAAGATGAAAGAACAGCTGATAACGGAAATCCAGAGCATACAGGACGAAAAATTTTTGCAGTTTATTTTGAAAACAATTATTTCATTTAAGCAGAAATGGGGGATTTGCTGATGAACGATATTCAGATTTTTAACAATCCTATTTTAGGGGATTTGAGAACGGTTATAGTAAACGGAAAAGAATACTTTTTTGGAGTAGATATAGCTTCGATGCTTATGTATAAAAGACCAAGAAAGGCGGTTTCGGATAATTGCAAGGGTGTCCTGGTCGAGGATAGCTTTAAAAATAATGGTGGATATGCAGAACCTCTTATTCCGGAAGGAGATATTTACCGATTGATTATTAAAGCTGGTCAACAGGGTAACAGTAAAGAAATAAAAGATAAAGCTGACAAATTGGAAAAATGGATATTTGATGAAGTTTTACCGAGCATCAGAAAGACTGGTACATACATGATGCCGCAAACCACGGACGGGAAGATTGCATTGCTTGCACAGGGGCACACGGAGCTTAAAGCAGAGGTCGACGAAATCAAGGCGGATTTGGAAAGTCTTAAGATGGACTTACCGATACTTCCGGTGGAAGCCGACCGCATTACGGAAGCTGTCAGAAAGAAAGGCGTTTCAATCATGGGAGGAAAACAGTCGAGCGCATACAGCAATCGTGGATTACGCCAAAAGGTTTACAACAACCTGTATGCTAATCTGAAATACAACTTTGGGGTTCGGTCTTACAAGAGCATCAAGCGTAGCCAGTGTGATAAGGCAGTGCAAGTGATAAATGCTTATCAAACGCCGTATTTTTTGCAGGAACAGATTGACGATGCCAATATGCAACAGAGGTTGGAATTTGAATAAACTGTATCTTTGGACGGAGAAAGGAGCATTTCTTCACGCCAAATCATTGAATAATGATGTTGCATGGGATGTGTAGGGATGCTTGCGAAGCGGAATACCAGAAGTATAAAATTTAAAACGAATAATTTTAGCGCCTATCAAAAAACGGTAGGTGCTATTTTTGTACCCATTTTTAGGAGAATAGCCATGAAAAAATATAAACCAATAGACTGGGGTAAGTGCTCGGAAAACCGGACACCAATAGGAAACCCGAATAATTGCGTTGTGGCGGATATTCTGCCGGACGGAAAAACTGAAATCTTATTTTCAAGTGATGATAACGGTGTTCATATTTGCAAAACTAAAAAGAAAACTTGATTGGAGGTGTTTTGCATGGCGTACAGCGGATGGCTGTTAAAGATTGGAAATTACACAGTACCAATGTCTTTCATGAAACCGGAAACATATAGCCCATATGTGAATATGCAGGACTTAGATGATTATACGGATGCCAATGGTTATCTACATAGAAATGCCGTGGAATTAAAGGCGTTAAAAGTTGAGTTTGAAACACGGGCTATGCTTACAAACACGGAATTTAATGCCATTATAAGTAAAATCCGTCAGCAGTTTGCCAATGCAACCGGAAGAGCCTGCTATATCACAGCGTACATCCCGGAATATGACGATTATGTAACACAGTACGGCTATATGGCAGATTTTCAACCTACAATATACGGAACTTATGGAGGTCAAATTCATTACAACTCTGTAAGACTGGCATTTATAGGGGGTGTATACGATGGTTAATTACCAATATTCAAGCCTGTTTTTAAAGGACAGCGTAGACAAACAGTTAAACATCGTATCTGATGATGGAAAAATCAATATCACAAACACCGAACTGCACCAAGAAAAATTTGAATTGACAGAAAGCTTGTGTTCGGAATCTGAATTAACATTCGGGGCATGTGAAGCCGGGATGATTAAATTCACGGTGTCCAATGTATTCTTGCCAATGAAAGGCAAGTGGTTGACTGCAAAGCTGACTCTTGATGGTCACAAAGATAAACCATTCCAAATAGGAAGATACAAGGTTTATTCTGACACACCTACGGCAGATCGGACGTGCCGGGATGTGGTAGCTTACGATGCTTTGTATGATATTTTATCATCTGATGTTACTAATTGGTACAATCAGATACTTCCACAAAAAGATAGCAAGGTAACGCTCAAACAATTCAGAGATAGCTTTTTTAATCATTTTGGAGTGGAACAGGAAGAAGTATCTCTTGTAAATGATGAAATGATTATTGAAAAAACTGTAGAAGTGAAAGCATCAAGTAGCGGAAGTTCAGATACCGCAGAGAAAAGCACGATAGGCGAAGCCATAAGCGGAAAAGAGGTTTTGTTTTGTATACTTGAAATTAACGGTTGTATGGGAAATATCGGACGCGTTGGAAAGTTTCGCTATGTGTACTTAACGCAAGAGATGCAGGGGCTTTATCCGGCGAATGATCTTTACCCGGCGGATGATCTTTATCCTAGAAATCCAAAGAGCACTAGCATAAGTAAAAGCCAGTACATTTCAGCACAATATGAAGATTATATTGTCAGAACGATTGACAAACTGCAAATTCGTGAAAAAGAGAATGATATAGGAGCAATTGTAGGTGATGGCGGAAACACTTATGTGATCGAGGGAAATTTCCTTGTTTATGGGAAAGGGACAAAGGAATTAAACGAAATTGGAGAAAAAACGTTATCAAAGATAAAAGGAATTATATACAGACCATTTAGTGCTGACTGCAAAGGAAATCCATGCCTTGAGGTCGGAGATGCGGTACGGTTGACTACAAAATATGAACTGATCGAGACTTACATCCTAAAGCGCACGCTGAAAGGCATACAGGCTTTGCGTGATGATCTGGAAGCGGACGGGGAAGAGTACCGGACAAGTAAGGTCAACGGAATACAGCGGAGCATATTGCAACTGAAAGGAAAAAGCAACACGCTGGAACGGTCAATTGAGGAAACAAAGTCGACAATCGTTGATGTGGAAAAGGGCTTGCAGTCCCAGATCACACAGACAGCCACAGAAATCCGTTCAGAAGTAAAGAATACCACTGACGGGTTATCATCACGGATTACCCAGAATTCAGAAAGCATTACTGCAGAGGTAAACCGGGCAACAAATGCAGAGGGAACATTATCATCAAAGATAACCCAGACAGCAGAAAGCATTACTGCAGAGGTAAACCGGGCAACAGAAAAAGAGGGACAGCTTGCGGCGGCAATACAAATTAATGCAGAAGGGATCACAAGCAAAGTTTCCCGAGACAGTGTCGTTTCGGAAATTAACCAGTCAGCAGAGGGACTAAAGATTAGAGCTGATTTGTTGGAACTCAGGGGATCTGTGGAGATGACCGGCGGGTATGTGCACATTGACGCGACAGAGAGTACGGACAACTTGGTTGAATTGAAACGGGAAGGCACTCTTGTGCAGATGGGAACAGATGGATTGAAGTCAGTAGCAGATACGAGGGAACTCACAGCCAGCTATTCGGCAGTATCAGTGCGTGATACATCAGCCAATACGATTGCACAGATGTTGTCGACCGGAAAAGGAATCTCATCCTACGGGTGGGAATCTTATTCGGACAAGCGACTAAAACACGGTATAGAATCTCTTGATCGGGAAAAGAGCGCAGCGCTTATACAGTCTCTGCGTCCGTGCCGATTTATTTATAACTATGACGCCGCGGGACATTACCGGCATGGTCTGATTGCACAGGAAGTGCTGGCGGCGATTGGAGATGAAGACTGGGCGATTTGCTCCGAGAATCCAGACCCGAACGGCAATGCCTATTATTCACTTGACAAAACAGAGTTGATTGCTGATCTGATAGCTACGGTACAGTTACAGCAAGAGGAAATAGAAGAATTAAAAAGGAAAGTAGGATAAGAAAATGGTCAACGCAAAAATCCGTGAGTTTGAAAATAACATTATCAATTTTATAAATGCAAGCAGTGATGTTCCTATTGAAGTAAAACATCTGGTGCTTAAGGATATTTTGCACCAGGTAGAAGCGGAAGCAAACCGGCACGTTATCGCCGAGCGGGAGCAGATGCAGGAAAATCTTAAAAAGGAGAGCGAGGATCATGAATAAAGCATATAAACGTATCAACTGGGAGAATTACCCGAGCGATGCTACGCCTTTGAATGAAGCGAATCTCAACAATTTGGACAGTGCCACAGATACCATTGACGACCGTGTGATTACGCTTGACACAACCAAGGCAACAAAAACAGAGGTTGCTACACTTGTATCAGATGTGACATTTGAGGAATCTACCGGAATTATTACTATTACGAAGAAAAATGGCTCTAGGGTTACCATTGACACACAGATGGAGAAAATTGCTGTCAACTTCGATTATGACCAGACTACACAGCAGATTATTTTGACTCTGATCGATGGTACGAAGCAGTACATAGACCTGTCGGCACTGATTACACAGTATGAGTTCCTTGATTCTGATACGGTAGCCTTTTACATTGATAAGGATGGAAAAGTGTCTGCCACCGTCAAAGAGGGTAGCATCGAGGAAAAACACTTGGAGCCAAACTATCTTGCAAAAATTAAGGTGGAAGTAGCAAAGTCAGAGTCAAGCCAGCAGGCAGCGGCAATGTCTGAAATAAACGCCAAAGCAAGTGAGAATGCCGCAAAAGCCAGTGAAACAGCGGCAAAAACATCCGAAACCAATGCCAAAGCGTCAGAGACAGCAGCGGCGAAGTCAGCCACGGCGGCAGCAACATCCGAGACTAACGCAAAAGCCAGTGAGACATCCGCCAGTCAGTATGCAGCCACAGCCACAAGTGAAGCGGCATCTGCCAGTCAGTCAGCCAGTACCGCCACAGATAAAGCCACAATCGCAACACAGAAAGCAACAGAAATTATCGGCAAAGCAGAATCTGCAGCAGATAGTGCAACCAAAGCACAGAGTTATGCCGTTGGCGGTACTGGCAGCCGGGAGGGAGAGGACACGGATAACGCGGCGTATTACTACCGGCAGGCGAAAAGCATCTCCGAATCTTTTGCAGGAGCATTGCGTCCGATGGGTACCGTTTCATTTGTCAGCTTACCTGCATTAACTGCGGTGACCGCCGGGGATATGTACAATATTTCCGATGAGTTTACGACCACGGACGATTTCAAAGAGGGAGCCGGCAGTGTGATCCCCGCAGGGGCGAATATCTATAAAACATCGGATGGCAAGTGGGATGTTCTTGCGGGTACTCCGGTGACGGGGGTCAAGGGTGCAAAGGAGGTAGCCTACCACCGTGGAAACGTAAGTCTGTCGGCGGCGGATGTTGGGGCAGTAGCCGAGAAGGGGGATGCTTCGGACACGACGGTGACTTTTTCGGCGGCGGCGGAGCGCGCCAACATAACCACTGGAGAGAAGTTGTCTGCGCTATTTAGTAAGATTGCAAAATGGCTGTCTGATCTTAAGCCAGTGGCTTTTTCAGGTAGCTATGATGATTTAAGCAATAAACCCACGATACCGACGGATACATGGCGACCGGTGCAGGATAATCTTACATCTACAAGCAGTACAGATTGTTTATCTGCACGGATGGGAAAATATTTATCCGAAAATAAAGCCAATGCCGTGCATTATCATGATGCTAGATATTACACGAAAACGGAGACGGATGCAAGAATGGCAAAGGCGGCTCGATATGTGGGCTTATATGAACAGGAGATTACGTTGGCAGCGGGCGGGGAATTTTACCAGGCAATCCCGAGCGAGTATCAGAATGGCGGATATATTTATATAATAAATTGCTCGGGTAACTCGTTGAACTTTACCGGCAACATGGAGGGGTACAATATGGCTGTGAAGAATAGAGGGGCAGCTACGTTGGCGACTCGTGTGCAGGTACATTTCTTTAGTATTGGAGTCTAAACATGTTTGGCACAAACCTGCATAAGCAGTGTTTTATATCTGTTCAAAACCCAGACGTTTTTGTTGACCCAAAGTGACAAATCAGACGATTTATGTCGAAACTTGCGACCGAAATGATTTGAATAATGCTGGCAAAATTTGTAAAATAAAATTGTCCGATAAGGGCACTTCAAGTTCTGGAGAGAGGGCGATGTTTGGCGATTCATTGCCCTCTCAAATGTTACTGGTAAATAATGGTAATTTTTTTGTATGAGGTTGACTGCAAAGAACGTACGTTCTATAATGACATTAACATTATCGGTTGCAGAGATTGGAGGAGAATAAAATGGGGGAAGACAAAGAGAAAAATGTTGCAGATTTTAGCGAGGAAGAATATAAAAAATACATATTTGAAATGATTTCCAAAATGGATAAAACACGATTGAGGTTTTATTACAGACTTATTAGCGGCATGGAAAAAGAACGGGATTAACCGTTCTTTTTTGGATTATCTTTATTTGAAAGAGATTCTACAATACTGTCAACGGAATCTTTCTCACGTTCATTCAAATTCATATAATAAGACAAAAGTCTTTTTATTCTATTAACATCATTACTTCTTGATATTTCTACAAACAAATCAGCCATATCATCAGAATACGGAGAGTTTTGCTCTTCTCCAGTCATAAGATAATCAAGTGTTACTCCAAAGTAATCAGCTATCTTCTGTAATTTGTCTTGTTTTGGAGCACTTCTGCCAGTTTTCCAATCAGTAAAAGTAGAACCGGCTATTCCAGTTGCTTTTCCAACCTTGTATGCAGATACGCCTTTTTCTTCAAGCAGTTTCAAAAATATTTCGTACATATTCCCTCCAAATAAAAAATAGTTATGAAATCATAAATAAAAATGCTTGACAAATAGACTATGGAAGTATACTATATAACCATAGTTATGAAATCATAAATAGTTTTTAATAAAACGGTTGCGATTTCATAATTAAAAAAATGGAACCGTTTATTTTTTCTTGACCGAAACATATTATAACGGATTTCCTAACTATTTGCAATAAAAAGTTAGAATATTTTAAAAACTGTAAGAGCCGATTGCTCGGCTCTTACAGAATTAGCGGAAATTTTCTGGATAATTATTCCGCAAGGAGCATTGTTCACACGAACCACCGTATTTTACATAGTTACATTGAACAGTACCCTTTAAGTAACTTCCATCTCCGGCATCTATGCAATTAAGAACAACGGAGTAGGTTATCTTTTGTGTCTGGCAATAGCCAGTTATGGTGCGATAAGCATTCATGATTATCACCTCCATTCACAAAATGTTACAAGAAAATTATATAGAATATTCTAACTAATTTCAAGGGAAAGGAGTGTTTAAATGTATCAGAAGTTTGAACAGCTTGTAAAGGCAAGAGGAATTTCTACATACAGAGTTGCAAAAGATATTGGTCTTGCGCCTACAGTATTTTCAGATTGGAAATCTGGAAAGAGCAAGCCAAAGACAGACAAGCTGAAAAAGATTGCGGATTACTTCGGGGTTACGATTGAGTATTTTCTTGAGTAGAAAGGAGAAGAATGTCGCATAGCATTGAAGAAGTAAAAGATACCCTATACCAGCAAATCGAAACGCTGGCAGAGGAAAGTAAGAAAACATCAGATACGGAAACAAAAATTCGCATTGCAGGCGAAATCGACCGTATCGCTGAAACGATTATTGGGATTGATGCCGATTGAGTATTGATTCGATGCTAGATATGTTTCTTTCGATAGATTTTAGCTCTGAAAGATTTTTAATGCTTTTTAAATTACTTAATTTATGAACAGCACAACAATCAGAACTGGAAACATACCAAGCACAATCGCGGATGCAATCTCTAAAATCGTTAAGTGGACATTTGTTAATGGTTACCACCTCCTTATGGAGGATTATAACACGGAAAGGAGTTGGATGGAATGGACGAGTTAGTGAAAGTCAATTTTGATACACAGACAGTATCGGCAAGAGAACTGCACGAGCAGTTACATATTGGAACAAGATTTAACGATTGGTTTCCACGTATGACAGAATATGGATTTGTAGAGGGAACAGACTTTTACTCAAAAATGAGTAAAACCGATAATGGTGGCAGACCATCAACAGATTACGAAATTTCTGTAGACATGGCAAAGCAAATTTGCATGATACAGAGAACACCAGAGGGCAAAGCAGTCCGCCAGTACCTTATCGACTTGGAAAAGGCGTGGAACACACCAGAGCAGGTATTTGCCAGAGCGTTAAAGATGGCTGACGAGAAAATCAACAGCCTTAAGGAAATCAACACCAGTCTGATTGCTGAAAATAAGAGGATGAAACCGAAAGAAATCTTTGCCGATGCTGTAGCAACAAGCCACACATCAATTCTTATCGGAGACTTGGCAAAGCTGATTTGCCAGAACGGCTATCAGATAGGACAGAAGCGGTTGTTTGAGTGGTTGCGTGAGAATAACTTCCTTATTAAAAGCGGTTCGTCAAAGAATATGCCACAGCAGAGATATGTTGAACAGGGGTTATTCGAGGTAAAGGAAAGCAACGTGCAGAATCCGGATGGATCAGTAAGGATCACTCGGACAACCAAGGTAACCGGAAAAGGTCAGATATACTTCGTCAACAAGTTCTTGGAAAGAGGTTGCGCTGATGAAGAATAGCATGGCAAACTGGTAGTTTCCAACAAAAATATGAAATTGGAAAGATTAACAGGAGGAATTCATGGATAAACAAACGAATATTGCTTTAAGAAAAACATTAGATCAGATCGGCGCAAGCCATTCGCTCAAAGGATACACATACACAATTAGAGCGATAGAGAAATGTCTGGACGACAGGGATGCGCTTAGATGTGTTATGAAGGAAATTTATGCAAAAATCGCAGAAGAGAACGGAACTACCGCATCCAAAGTAGAAAGAAACATCCGGAACTTAATAGAGGTCACATGGATAAATGGCAATGTGAATGCGATCAATGAGATTTTTGGTTATACGGTTTCGACGAAAAAGGGGAAGCCAACCAATTCAGAATTTATTGCGGTAATAACAGATTTTGTGTCCTTGCACGGGCAGGAAATTGAAAGTGATTCTTATAAGTGGCGGGAGTGAAGTGCGTATGAAGAAGTTGGCAATGGTGATTGAATTTGTAGGCGCGGCGATCTTTTTTCTTTGTATGTGTGCGGATGCAACGGAAAATCCTATTGTAGCGATACCGACCATAATCAGCTTACTCTTATTGTATGCCGGATCAAGAATTGAAGGAGGATGGCAGGATGCGGAAGAGATTGTCGAAGATCATGATTATTATGTTGATGGTGATGACACTGACGATGGTATTACCTACATTACATACGACAGCAACGGAACCGAGCAATACATGGATTTCAAATGAGTATCTTCCTTATATAAAGGAGATTTCAAACGAATATCATATTTGCCCGGAAATGGTAATGGCGATCATCGAGCATGAAAGCAGTGGACAAGCCGATGTGGAGAATGGTGGATGCAAAGGTCTCATGCAAATTTATGAAAAATATCACAGAGACCGGATGGAACGTCTTGGAGTAGAAGATCTCTATGATCCGTATGGGAATATTCTCGTAGGATGCGATTATTTGGCGGAGCTGTTTGAGAAATATGAGGGAGACATGAGTACAGTCCTTATGATCTATAGCGGAACATCAGATGCGTTGACCAGAACATACGAGAATCGCACTGAATATGCCAAAAGCATAATGAACAGGACGGTTGAACTTGAAAGACTTCATGAAGAAACGGAATCATCCGAACCGACCAAAGCTGAATGATTCACAATCAAAGCAATAGCATAAGCTATTTGCGCCTATTTTAGCACGAGTAGAAAGGAAAAGCAAATATGAATGAAATTACAAATAATAAAGTGAAGTTGACCGGAACAGTCGTTTCCGAACCGGAGTTTATTTATGAAGTATATGGAGAACAGTTTTTCAATCTGTTTCTCGAAGTAAAGAGAATCAGCGGTGTTGCAGATATAGTTCCGTTGACCATTTCAGAGAGATTATTCAACCTCGAAGACAAATTTACAGGAACCGTGGTTAGAGTTTCTGGACAGTTCCGATCATTTAACAAGCATGAGGAAAACAAAAACCGTTTAGTGTTGTCTGTTTTTGTCAGAGAGATTGAAAGAGTTGTGAATGACTACGACGAAGAAAACGAGATTGAGATTGACGGATTTGTATGTAAGGATCCGGTATATCGTAAGACACCGCTTGGTAGAGAGATCGCAGATATTTTGTTTGCTGTAAATCGTTCCTATGGCAAATCAGATTATATACCATGCATTGTCTGGGGCAGAAATGCGGTGTATACATCTGGACTTCCGGTTGGAACGCATTTGAAACTTACCGGACGCATTCAGAGCCGTGGGTATGTAAAGATGTACGAAGATGGAACAGAAGAACAGAGAACAGCATACGAGGTGTCTGTAAGCAAAATCAATGTATTAGAGGAGGAAAATTAAGATGG